ATCATAGTTTCTAAAATCAAATTCTAATTCACCACCTTTATATTCTGAACCATCTGTTAATTGACAAGTCATAGATAATTTTCTAATCATACCTTTTTCTGGTCCTTCTTTTTCATAAGGTTTATCCCAACCATCACAATGCCAATCATAATATTGATTTAATTTATATTTTGTAAACTGACAAGATTCACTTCTATTCCAATCAAAGTTCCAACCAGCGTTTCTATTTGCTTCGTGTACATATGGATGTAATTCTTTATATATCCAAGTATCATTGAGCCATACTAAATCAGAATTTCTTTTTCTTTTTAAATCTTTTACTTCTTCTTTTTCTAATTTTCTATTACCATATCCACCAGTTCTAGCCATTTCTTCTTTCTGTGCATTAGCATATTTAATAACTTCATCACAAAATTTAGGTGTAAGAGCACCACTAAAATACCAATAGTAATTAGATATATTCATATGTTATAGTTTGCACAAAATTTAAACTATCCTTTTGATTATTAGTTAAGTAATACATACAAGTTGACGGAAACATTATAAATTTATTATTTGTAAGTTCTATATCCCAAGATCTGCCTTTACGTCTATTATCTTCATAATGTATTCTAACCATACAATTTTTTACATTTACACCATATAATAAAGTATAATCAGGTGAGTTCCGTAAATCTACAGGATCTATATTTAATAAAGGTATGGTTGTTTCTTGAGGTTTATACATATTACCCCAAACTTGTTTGTTAACTAAAGTAAAATTATAATTTAAATTTATGTGTTCTCTTAAATAAGTATTTAATTTGTCCCATTCTTTTGAAAATGGAAAACTTGAATCTGTAACATTTGAAGTTAATATGTCTTGTTGTAATTTATCTCGATCAATGTCCCAATCTTTGGGCATCGCCACATCACCATAATATAATGATATTTCAGATAATACTTTCTTTTGCATACCACATACCCTTGTAATTTACACTTATAGATCTGTCAAGTCCCAAGACTGACCTTCTTCATTCCAAGTGTAATGTTTATTTGCAGTTTTTTCTTCTTCTGTTAATTCAGGAGCATCGCCGATTGGTGACTCCCAACTAGCAGTTGTAGTATTTTTTACCCACGATGCATATGGTTTTTTAGGCCAAAAGATTTGATTATCTTCGTCCCAAGTATATCCTATACCTGCGTAATTGCCCCTAAATGCTTTTGAGTTATCACCAGAACTATGTGTATTACCTCTTGTATTGTAAGATGTTTGAATCCACATTTGTGCAGGCCAATTATTGTGATGTTCTAAATATTGTTGACCTACTGTTTCATCTTCAACACCATCAGCATTTAACATATCACCATTATTTAAAGTTAATACTGATATAACTTTTCCGTTAGCTCCTAGTTTTGCAAAATGTGCCATAATATTCTCCTTATATATTAATTTTAATTATCATTCAACTATTGAAATTTGTACCTTATTATTACTATACCAGATCCACCAGTTGCACCTGTTTTAGCATTTGAACCTGAAGCACCACCACCTCCTCCAGTATTATCGCCTCCTGCTCCACCATCACCAGAAGATGCATTTGCTCCTGAATTTAAAGCACTACCACCTCCTGTACCTTGAGTTCCTGATGGCATTGATCCACCACCGCCTCCACCACCAAGTCCACCATTACCACCTGTTCTACATGATTCACTTCCACCACCTCCACCACCAGACCAATAATGTCCTGTACCATTTATATTAACTTGTAATCCAACTCCACCATTTCCAGCTTGTGGAGGACCAGAAGCAGCACCTACAGCACCTGCACCACCTCCACCACCACCAGTAAATATAGAAGGACCTCCATTACCACCATTATTACCTTGAGATGGACTAACAGGCGGAGTATTTCCTGCACCAGCTGGTCCACATTGACTTCCGCCACCACCGCCTGAACCTCCTGTTAAACCATTCCATCTTGGTGCAGATCCATAACCTCCACCCCCACCACCAGCAGTAGATGTTATTGTTGAAAAAGTTGAAGGATTACCTGAATTACCTTGACTACAAGCACCACTTGGAGAACCTGTACCAGGTCTAGCTGCTCCACCTCCTCCAACTGTTATTGGAAAAGATGTGGCTGTAACTGTTATAGCTGTTCCTGCTCTTGGAGCAGCAGTACAAGGAGCAGTATAAGTTGATGCAGAAAATCTTAAACCTCCTGCACCTCCTCCTCCAGAGTGTTGAGATGCACCACCACCTCCTCCTGCAGCCACTAAATAATCTACATTATTATTTGCAGGGGTACTTGCAACTTGAGTAACTTCAAAAGTACCAGGTCCAGTAAAAGTATGAATTTTAAAATTTCCACAAGTAGTTTCTGTCCCACCTGTTGCAAGTACAAAATTTTCTCCAGAAAAAGCTGAACTATCATCTTGAGTAGCAATCCATCCTTGTGTTCCATCTACATAAACTAAAAATATTGAAGCACCTACAGTTGATACAGCTGGATCTACAACACTTCCTCCATTAATAGGTGATCCACCTCTACCTATTGTTAAATTGTTAGTTGCAAAATTTCCTGAATAATCTTTAAATCCTACAATATCTCCTGCACTTGGTGAACTAGGTAATGTTAAGGTAAATGCTCCACCACTTGTATCACAAAAATATCCTTCGCCTGATGTTGCTGTAAAATTTGCAGTCTTTTTTGTTGTAACCCAATTTACTGTTCCTGTTCTACCAAAACCTGTCTGACTAGCACCAGCTCCTAAAGCGATAGTGTCTCCACTATCCCCTAATGTGACTGTTCCACAATTTGTTCTTGGACTTATTTTATTTACTTTTATTTCACTCATAATTTTTTACTTTCCATAACATTTATTTTATTAAATAAACTTGGTAATATTTTTGTAAAATTAATGTTAAAAGATATTATAATTTTTTCTACATTTTCTTTTTGTTCAGTTGCTCTGTGTATTACATAACTTGGAAATATTACAATATCTCCTTCTTTAGCTTCTATTTCAATTTTTTTGTTTTGAGAAAAAGGATCTATTAATTCTGTTTTTGCACACTTATTAGAAAACTGCACATAATAAACCCCAGTATAATTTTCTGCGTGTGTATGCCATCCGTGTTTTCCATTTTGATTATATTGTTGAAACCAAATATTAGTTACATCAACTTTTTCATAACCTAATTTTTTCGCATAGTTTTCAAAATGATTTTGTAAAGATGGTAATATATGTTTAACCCATTTTCTATTTTTATCTGTAGATTGTGACCAATCTAAACGATGTATTAAATCACTATAATAATCTTGTTGTTCATTTAAATAATCAGCTTTAGTCTCTTTAATTAATGACACTAAAGTATTTTTTAACTTTTCGTGATCTTTAAAAGAATCTAATAAACAAGGTGTATTTAATTTAAATTTTTTCATAATTATCCAGTTTTGTATCGTATTATTACTATACCAGATCCTCCATTTCCACCAGCACCTGGAGCGTTTTGAGTTCCACCTCCACCACCACCAGTATTAGCTGTTCCTGCACAAGCACTAGCTGGTTGTGGTACTCCACCTTTACCATCTCCGCCACCGCCTGCACCACCAGCTCCACCTGGTGTACTATTAGAAGGTTGAGATCTTGCGCCACCTCCACCACCACCTGCAAAAAATCTTCCTGGTGTTGGACCTGGTGTTCCTACACAAACGTTTGGATTAATTCCTGTTGGAACTCCTGCACCTCCGACATTACTTGCTGGTGAACAGTCAGCTGCTCCATTGCCTCCAGCAGCTCCAGCTCCACCACCGCCACCAGAACTTCCTGCACTTGGTCCAGCTGTTCCACCATCTTGTCCTTGAGGAGGAGTTACAGAAGGTGTATTTCCTGATCCGCCTGCGTTACCGCCTCTATATCCGCCACCACCAGAACCACCATTATTTCCACTTCCACCACTAGACCCTGCGCCACCGCCACCACCAGCAGATGTTATTGTTGAAAATGTTGAAACTCCTCCATCACCACCTGGAACTTGAGGTGTAGGGGGATATGATCTTCCTGCACCGCCTCCTCCAACTGTTATTGGAAAAGTCGCTGCTGTTACTGTAATTCTGTTTCCTGGAGTAGGATAACCATTTAAAGGAGATCCTGTGTAAGGTGCGCTTGGAGATACTACTTCTCTAAAACCACCAGCTCCACCTCCACCACCAACATCACAACTACCACCTCCACCGCCAGCGACAACGATGTATGATACTAAATTATTTGCTGCGCAGCCAGCGATACTATTTACTGTAAAATTTCCTGGGCCTTTAAAAGTTGCAATCGTATCAGTTCCACAAGTTGTTAAAGTATTACAAGCTCCACTAACTGATGCACATATAAATTGTTCACCAGCAAAAGTTGATTCATCATCTTGTGTTGCTACCCATCCTTGAGTTGCATCTACATAAACTAAAACAATAGAAGCACCTGCAGTTGTTATGACTACGTCTTGATCATTTCCTCCATTAATAGGAGATCCATTTCTACCTATTGTTAAAGCAGCAGAACCTGAAAAATTTCCATTATAATCTTTTACTGCAACAATATTTCCAGCGCTTGGTGACGATGGTAATGTCATTGTCACTGCTCCTGAAGCGGCAGTGTCTACAAAATAACCCTCACCATTAGCTGCTGTAAAAGCAGTTGTTTTTTTAGTTGTCTGCCAATCAACAGTTCCTGTTCTACCAAAACCTGTTTGAGATGCACCTGATGCTAATGCAACAGTTTTTCCGCATCCACCTAATGTTAGTGTAGATCCTGATTCTGTTGTTACTGTATTTACTTTAATTGTACTCGTCATAATTATTGAAATTTATACCTTATTATTACTATTCCTGAACCGCCGTTACCACCAGTTGTACCAATTGGATTACTTGGAGCACCTACTCCTCCTCCACCTCCTCCAGTGTTAGCTGTCCCTGCATTTCCAACTGGCTGTGGAGATGCTCCTGGTGCGCCATCTGCTCCACCTCCTGGTCCTCCTGTGCCCATATTTGGAGTGCTTGAATTGAATCCACCACCACCTCCAGCTCTTGATACAGATGAACCTGTTATACTACTAGCCACTCCGTCTCCACCATCTTGCACACCACCCGCTGAAGACGCGGTACCACCAGCTGATCCAGCACCACCACCTCCACCACCTCTATTTGGTGGACTTGCAAAATTTGATCCATCGTTTCCTTGTGATGGGTTAACAGGGGGTGTATTACCTGATCCACCATCTCCTGATGAAGAAGAACCATATCCACCACCTCCGCCTGATCCACCATCACTTGCATCACCTTCGGGTGCACTTGGAGATCTAGTTCCACCGGCACCACCACCAGTAGCTGTTATTGTTGAAAAACTTGAATTTGCTCCATTAGTTCCTTTAGCGGGTCCAGCTGCACCACTACCACCTCCACCAACCACTATTGGAAAAGTTCCTACTGTAACACTTACTGCATTTGTTGGTGCATTAGCTACTAAGGGACTTGCTGTAAAATTGTCTACAGGTGCGTTTCTACCTTCTCTAAAACCTCCTGCACCTCCTCCACCTGCACCACCAGTTGTATTTGCTTGAGATCCACCGCCAGCACCACCACCGGCTACAACCTGATATCCAACTGTATTTTCTGCTGGAGTTTGTGATATAGCATTTACTATGAAACTACCTGGTCCTGTAAAAGTGTGAATTTTAAAATTACCACATTCTGTTGTTGTTCCTCCTGTAGCTGATATAAAGTCAGTTCCTTGTAATGCAAAATCATTATCTTGAATTGATCTCCAACCAATTGTTGAATCTATGTACACTAAAGTTATACCTTCTCCTTCAGTATTTAAAGAAACAGGTCCACCAGCAGATCCTCCATTAATTTTATTAGTGCCATTTGGCTCAATTGTTAAAGCGTGTGTATCAAATGTATTTCTATAATCTTGAAAAGAAACAATAGCTCCTGCTGTTCCTGCTGGTAGGTTTGCTTGAACAGCACCACTATTAGTATCTACAAAAAAACCTTGTCCATTTACTGCTGTAAAATTTGTTGTTTTAATACTACCAGTTTGCCAATCAACAGTTCCTGTTCTACCAAATCCTGTTTGAGTGGCGCCACACGCAAGTGTAACTGCTGTGCCTGATCCACCTAAAGTTAAGGTTGAACCACTTTGTTTATCAATTTCGTTTACTTCTACTTTAGACAATGACTAATACTCCTGTTACCGTAATCGTACCAGGCACAGTCACAGGTCCTGCAAGAACTCCGTTCTCAACAGTTTGTGTACCATCAATCGTGCCTGCTTGGTTTTTTATAAATTCATCAGGGGCTGAACCGCCTCCGATGTATTGGATTCCATTTACTATTGCCGTCATAATTCCTCCTACGAACTAATTGTATCAATAAATGATGTGACAATATCTAAAGACGAAGCAGTATCGCTTTTAGCTTTTAATACGTCACCATTTTCTAAAACAATTTTTGCTCCACCTTGAATTAATTCAATCGCACTGTTTGGTGGGACTGAAACGTTTTTAGCGATGAAATGATCATTACCACCACTTTCAATAAAAACGTCAACTAAAATAGTAGAGGTAACAACATTACAACATCTAATTCCAATAACTGCATCGTAGTCGCCGCCAGTTACCAAAGTAACTTCTGATGTTCCAACGTTTCTTTGTAAATTGTTTCTAAAATCTTGTGCCATAATTTATTCCTTTATAACGCCACCGCCATTGCTAATGCAA